CTAGATCCAAAACCAGCCCTAGTAGTTTGAGTAGCAGATACAACTGGAACGTCGTACTTAACAGCAAGACCCCTAAGTTCTTCTGCAATTGCTTTAACATATGTGTATGAGTTAACAATGTGTCCCTTGTAACGAGACGAGGCACATATATTTAAATAGTCAATAAAGATAATATCAGGTTTGAAATATTTCTTAAGACTTAATTCATTAAGCAACGCTTCGAAGTGTCCAGCATGAGCAGATGCTGTAGGATATTCTTTAATAATCAATCTACCCTGAGACTTTCTTTGAATTTCAGCAACCCTAGATGTAAACACTTGCTCAGGAATAGAATTTATATCCTGAATGTTAACATCAAGAAGATTAGCATCAATACGCTCGGCAATCTTTTCCTCCGCCATCTCACATGTAATGTAGAGTACATTGTATCCCTGAGATAAACACCCAGCAGCGTGATCACACATAGCGAGAGACTTACCGACACCTGTCCCTGCCAAGATTATATTAAGTGTCTTTTTAGAAAGTCCACCCTTAGTAATCTTGTTCATCTTATCCAAAAGATAAGGAATCTTCTCTTCTTTTAAATGATAAAAATCATATCTCGATGTAACATCTTCGAAGTAATCATGCCCTACATGTTCGTCGAACGATACTGCCAGGGCCTCTTGGAGTATGCTGGGGATCGCATCCTTTGATAATTCCTTGCTACGTCCATCCGCAATCTTGACGGATTCGAGTAGAGCGAGATAGATTGCTCGTTCCTTACACCACTTCTCTGTGGCGTCAAGGAGCCACTGATACTCAACATCTGTAGATTGGAGCGATTGGATTGTCTCGACAGCAGACGTATAACACTCTTCACTAATGTTATTCCTGTCTTGTAACTCAAGAATAATAACTTCCGTAGTGGGAGGATTGTTATACTTGCTAGCAAAGTCCCAAATCTCCTCGTAAATAAACCTTTCATGTTCGATCTCAAAATAATCTGGTTTCACAAATGGAACTACTTTTCTAAAGAAATCTTCATTAGAAAACATGTTCTTTAAAATAGTAGTCTCAATCCTCTCTGTCAATGTTTTCCTCCTCTCCAGTACCATATAACATTTCTTTCTTCACTTCTTCATCAATAGCTTCTAAAACCTCTTGGGTAAAGAACTGTTCTGGTTCTTGTAAGATCGTCTTACCGTAGTATTTTTTGCCGTCAATTTCAAAGCGAGTACCAGACTTACCCCACACACCTGCCTTGACTGCGTATTCTTCCAAACCGTAATACTTGTCCAGTCCACGGTTATCAAAGAACAGACGTGTTTCTACTTGAGAGTTCTCTCTAGTCAGACGAGACTTCTTAGCCTTGCAGCGGATAATGTTTCCGACTTGATCCGTTCCATCTTTTTCCTTTCTCTTTCCGAGAAATATGACTGTGCTAGCAGAATACTTGAGTCCACTGCCTCCTCCCATTTCCTCTTCAGGATACATAGCACCGATTTTGTCATAGGTATGATTGGTAAAGATCATTGGTACATTAGCCTTGCCACACTTGAGTGTCAAGACCCTGAAAGCTCCCTTAACAAGTTGAGTTTTAGTCATGTCACGCTTTTCATTACCAGCTGCCATGTCTGTCATCTCCTTGGTGGTGGAGAGCATCCCCAGAGAGTCTAGCACAAACATCATGGGTTTACGCTCATCTTTAGGAACGTCTAAGTATTTGTCCAGGATCCTGACCGCCTCTGTCCTGAACTCTTCGATGGTAGCGACAGGGAAGATGATCATACGACGTGAGTCAATACCACGACTCTCAATCATATCCCTAGAAATAGCAGACTCCGATTCAAAGTAAATAACACCAGCTTCAGGATTACTATCAAGGAAATGACGTACAACACTGAGAGCATAAAAAGTCTTTCCGGTGCCAGACGGTCCCGCCAATGCTGTAATTTTATTGGAAGGAAGACCTCCGAAAATAGAACCGCTAACCACGGCATTAAAGAGGTAAGACCCAGTATCAATATAACCTGAGACATCACCAGCAGCGACACCTTCACTAACAAAACCAGCGTATTCATTTTTGCTGTCCTTGATCACTTGGGAGAGAAAATCCATATTAATAAAAAGTATCTAATGATTGTACACGATCTGTTTGCCACCCAATAGCATCCAAGACTTTACGAAGTGGTTCAAGAAAAGATTTCTCAAACTGTGTCTTGTAGTCTACATACTTATCAAGTTGTAGTTCTTTAGGAATCTCTTGGAAGAATCCAATAACATTCTCTTTGATTGGGTTAGGAGTTTTGAGATAGATAAACTTAATCTTCTCACCTTCTTGAATGAGTTGATATTTGTTATCTATCTTGTTTTGTTTGACGTAGTGATTATAAAGTAATGCTGCCCTGACTTGAATAGGAACAGCTTTCTCCTTAGTGTATATTGTATGATGATTCCCGTAAGTTGTCAATCCATTACAACCACGGGGGAAAGCAATATCAGTATAGTTTTGATTTCTAGTATCACACTTTACCTTCTTGATGAAGGAAAAGATAGCATTGTTGTCTTGTGTCAAAATGATATCAAAAGCTTCCTTCAGATTATTACGGAAGAACTGAGGAGTGGATGAACGTTGAGTATCCATACCACAGATCTTCATCTTCGGTTGGTTATAACGGACACCTTCACTATCCCATACGTTGAGAACATAACGCTTCTTCGCTTTCCAGAATCCACGCTCGGCAATGTTCTCCCTCTTCATCTTCATCTTCTGATCATAAGCCGATACATATCGAGCCAGTTTCTCGTAACTATTCTCGATGAACGGTTCCAGTTTCTCCTGAGAGATCGTGTCCAATATGTTAACAATCTTGATCTTATCGTGAGAAATATCACCATAAAATTTATCAACAAGAGGTCCAAGATTAAGATAGATTGAATCTGTATCGGCAGCGATGACATAATCTACTTTCTCCGTTTGCAATATCTTATTTAGATATTCGTTAATGTCGTTTGCTACCCACTGGATAGAGAGTTGACCGCCCAAAGTGATTGCCTCAGCAATGTCCAAACGATAGTAACGGAAGTGTTCGTTGCCGATAGCACCATAAGCAGAGTTCAGTTGGATCTTACGTGCCATCTGAATGTTGTTACAGCGAGCAATCTCTTTCTTAAGAGCGAGCGTAGGAGTCTTCTCATACTGCTGCTTTGCCTCAAGCATCTTCTTCTTGTAGATGGTCCGTTCATCGTAGATCTTCTCCATCAGTTCAGGCAGAAACCCACGGTAGGTGGTGTCATAGAACGTGCCGTTAGCACACACTGTCTGCCCCTGTAAGTCCTCCAGATTGATCTCCTTGGCAAGCAGACGGTCCACGTTGGCGGAGGGGTGCTTGTGTGGCAGGAGGGTCTCTGGGGAGATGTTGTATTGCATGATCAGGTGGGGATACAGACTGTTCAAGTCAAAGTTCACCACCCAGTCATACAGACCAGGAACAGGTTCCTTCACATAGGCACCAGCATACTTCTCACTCTTTGTGGCACTCTCTTTCTTAGGAGGAATGACAATACCTTTCTTGTGTAGATACACATAGATGATGTTATCCCACATACGAACCTGAGAATACACATCCTCAAAGTTGACCTTGGCATCGTATGCCATGCTGACAGCAAGCTCTAGCAACTTCATCTTGTCATCCAACTGATCAACCAGTCGAACGTCATGAATGTTGTATTCAATAAACTTCTGCCAGTTGTTAGTGTAGAACTCCTTGAAGGTGTCATACTCACTGTGATCCAGTTTGTTGGCACCCAGTTCTACCTCACAGATATAATCTAGACGATAAGATGCCTGGTTAGTGTAAGTAAACTTACGATACAGTTCTAGATAATCAAGTGTGGAAATACCAGAGATGTCATAGGCAATCTCTTTCTTACCCTTGATGTAAATCTCACGGCGAAGAATAGCTTTCCATGGCGATAGAAGACGTGCCTCTTTCTCTCCAAGAATACGCTCGATCCTATGAATGATGTATGGCATATCGAACAGTTGGACATTCCATCCCGTGATGATATCAGGGAAATCAGATGCCCACCAATGGATGAATGCCTTCAGCAATCCAACCTCGGTATCAAAGTGCATATAGGTAACCCTGGGATCATCATTGTCAAATGGTTTAGCACCAAAGACAGTAATGTTCCCAGAGCAACTATCCTTTACGCTGATAGCAAGGATCTCCTGGTCCGCTGAAGCAATGTCAGGGAATCCATTTTCAGCAGCAGTTTCGATATCAATGTTGAACACACGGATATCTTTCATGTCATAGTCAATATAATCCTGAGGGTATTCCTGTAGGATATACTGATTGATGTATCGTGTCTGACCATAGACAGGGAAGTCTTCGAGATCTTTATACTTCTCAATGAAGTCTTTAGCATCACGAATACTTCCCATAGGCATAGAGCGTACAGGTTTACCATCCAGAGTTTTAGCTTCTGGAGAGCGATTACCAGTGTCATCAACATAAAGCGTGGGATTGAACTTCACCTTGTCCGTAAATCTTTTACCATGTTCAACACCTCGGACGAGGATGGTGTTGGCAGACTGTTGGACGCTGGTGTAGAACTTCATTCTGTTTCTTTCTTTCGTTGTGAGTGATAAAGGGCAGCAAGGCTGTCATCTACATCAGTGGTGATGACAACATCAGAAGATCTGATAGGGATCTCCTCTCGATTGGCAGAGTAGGGAGGGTATTTCTCCAGACTCATGCCACCGTTGAGAGGGGCTCGAATGACCTCATACGGATATTTTAGCACAGCATCGGGGTCTCCCCACTCCTGAGCGTCGATTGTTTCGATTTCCGAAACAATCCAGGATCCGCTCATTCTGAAAACTTGAATCATCGGAACCCCCTGCCGCTGCTCATTCCAACGCCTGCAACGCTTACATCAGAAGCATACACTCTTTCTTTTGGTTTATTTTGTTCTTCAATCTTTTCTTTAGCAGCATCTACTTTTCTTTCGTATGCTTTCAAGATATTAGAGTCTGGTTGTCCTACGGTAACTACAGAAGTATACGGTAGTTTGAACACATACTCAGAAGAGAACGCCATCCATCGTGTAAATCTAACAGAAACTCCTTCATTCCCATTGTCTTCTTGACCAGGAAGAATGTCAAGTTTATATGGATGAGTCATCTGTAGACACAATCCCTTTTTGTCTACTTGACCCTCTCCATTTTCAACTTCATGGAACATTTCTTGGAGATCACAAATCACGTTATCTCCTGTAGATAACATCACAATAGTTGCTGTCATTCTTCTGTTTCCTCCGTAGTAGATACTGCTTCTGGGGCTGCTGGATCTGTGGGATCCTTGTCTCTCATAGCATTAGCATACACAGGATCAAACGGAGTAATAACTTCCAGATACTTTTCGTAAATAAAAGTCTTAGGATTCGTGATCGATCTCACGGCATTAAAAGGAATCCTGATCTCAGTATCTTGAGTGTAGATGTTGAATGGAGCAAACCTTACATTCGTTTCTCCATCATCGTTTACCCTAGAGTCCAGGGAAAATGGATAGTTAAGAACAAAACAGAGAGAGTTGCCATCAGGATCTCTCAGTTCATTGATTCGTGTGATGGCATTAGAACCATCATCAAATGTCACAATCTTAATAGCGTCCATAGTTTTTACAAATAACGATTAGAGTATACCACAAAATAACGAAGGGGGCAAGTGCCCCCTGTATAATTTATTCTGTTAAGAGTTGGGGTGACGAACCGCTGATTTCGTAAACGGTTTTCTTTTGATGTTCTGGAATGATTTTTTCCAGAGAGATTAGAAGTAGACCGTCTTTAAAACTTACGTCTTGGATTCTTACGTCATCTGCTAACTGCCACGAATGAGA